ATAGTTACTGACGTAGTTGGTAAATACTCAACTATATCTGAAGCTGGTAGAATTGGTGAAACTGAAGTTCTCACTGTGCAACTAGCATACGCTATGGCACGGTCTGTGGATAGCAACGGCAGATTATCAGACTCTGATTTTAGAATACAAATGGACCAGTTGGGAGCAACAGGATTTTTTACTAATACAAATGTTACTATATTTAAATTAAACACACTTAAAAAGCAGTTCAATCAAAGAGTTGAGGATACACAATTTTTTGTTAATATGTTGGATAAGAATATAGGTAAGGATGAAATCAGACAGTTCTTGGCATATGATATAATAGAACAATCAAACAAAATAAATAGAAGTAGGGATACTTCTACTCCTCAAGCATCAATAACACGCGCTTACTTACAAAATATAAATAATGCGGAAGTTCAACCTATATTTATACAACCTAATAGAAAATTTTATAGAGTTAATAACACTCAAAAACTATATGTGGTTAATGAGGCAAACGGTCAAGTTACTTTTATTCCCGATATGTATGAATACTCACGAGAGAATGATGATTTTACTATGAAAGAGGGCGTAGATATGCCTGTAATTGGTACTGAAGTTGATGAACCCAAACCTAAAGCTAATGAAGATAAACCCAAGCCTCAACCTAGTTCTGATAAATTGTCTGATATTCCTAGCGAGTTACAGGGACAGAAATTTTCAACAAAAATTACGACGAATGGAAGAACTATAAGAACGTATTCTGACGGCACAGGCGGTTTCAGAAGTTTTGAAGTGTTTAATCCTGCTGACCAAGTACCCTATTTTCGTGAGGTAGAATAATGGCTCTAGCTCCTGTTATAACTAACATATCTCAAGAAGAACTATCCCAGTTTGGCGATGGTTCTCGTACGCCTATACTACCCACTATGAGAGACGAAGAAGCTCCTGTTAAAAACGAGAATACTAATATATCTCAAGAAGAATTATCCCAGTTTGGGGATAGCTCTCCTGCACCTATACTACCTACAATAAGGGAACAAAAAGCTCCTGATGACGGTGAAAATATATATTCGATTGGTGCGGCACAACGAAAGTTAGAAACTTTTAAAGAAGAGGATTTAGCAAAACAGAGACAGGAAATCAAACCCCCTAGTAAGGATGAAGTGTTTGCCGATGTCATGTCTAGTAAGACACTACAGGAAATATCGAACAAAGGGTACACAAGTTTAGCTGGTATTGCTCTAGACCCTGCTTTACTAGAAGAAGCAAAGACTAACGTCGGTCTTAGAGCAACTCTATATGAAGGATTTTCTCAACAATATAAAGAACCTCCTAAACTAAAGGAAGACCAACTAGCTGTTGAATTTGCATCCGCTGATTTAAAACAAGTAAATCTCCCAGCATATTTTAATAAATACCCTGAAAACGTTCGAGAATATTTAGTTGACATAATAGAAAAGAAAGCGGGTGTCGGGGAGATATTAAGAGAATCAGACCTACCTGTTGCCGCACAAGATATAATATTAGACGATTTCATATCGGGAAATGTGCTTGTTGAAGCAGGCAGAATGTGGAGAGATGTACCATCAGATATTGCTCAAACTTTGCCTACCCTAGCAGGGATGGCGAAAGATGCTGTTGCATCATTGGCTATGGCTGGGGTAGACTACGTCTCTACTCCTTCAGAGGAAAAATTAGGTTATAGAGAGTATGTAAGTAATAGATTTAATTACATGCAAGCCAATACCTACGGCTATCTTGATGGTCTATACAGTTTTGCAGATGCCAGTGTCATTGGGCAGAGTGCAATTCAAAGATTTAATCAGAGGTATAAAAAGAAGTTTATAGAAAAATACGGTCTTCCTGTATGGAGAAATACACATCAAAAAGCTGTGCAAGAACTTGTGTTTGACGAACAGGGTGGTGTTGTAGGTAAGAGGTATAAAACAACTGAAGAGGGCGCACCCATATATGAGGATGATTTTAGCACTGTAGAACCAGTAGCGGCAAAACTATTAGATAATTCTTTTAAACAACTCACAGGCAGTGAGGCTATGTTTGTATGGGCTTCAAATATTATGCCTTTAACTCAGGTAAATATGTTCTTGAACGTTGCAAAAGGACAGAAGTATGTTGATAAGATTGAATCATTTAGAACCTTAAACCCTGACTTTGCTAGAGGTTTAACAGATTATCAGTTATTAGATGCTATCAGAAGACAGGAAAGAAACGTTGTTCAAAACACTTTCCAAACAGCATGGGATAGAATTACATTTGGACTCGCACCAGCGATAACAACAGGAACTATACAGAGAGGAAGGAACATGAACTCCTTCCTAGATGGTCTGACTGAGTACAATGACAACATAGATTCTGTTAGACAAAATATAGTAAGTTTAGAAAATAAAATTTCAAATGGCAAAACTAACAATATTAATGTATCACAAGAGGTGTCTCAACTAAAAGATGCAAAAGCAGAACTTGCATTCCTAATAAAGTCTAAGGCAACGTATACCAACAGGTCAGGAACTGGGCGTTTTATTAATCCTTACTCTAAACAAGCCCTTGTAGATGACGCTTTCATAGTGCCTGCACTAGCTCTTGCCCCTCAAATTTCAGGTGTTACATTTGAAAAATTAAATTTTAATGAAGATGTATCCTACATGCTGACTGCTCTAGTTGCACCACTGATAGCTCCGCTTACTGGTAAAACAATTCTAGCTACAGGATATGGAGCTGCTCGTCTCGTTCCCGTAGGTAAAGAAACAACTGCAGGTCTTGAAGAGATGGGGTTTGCTTTAGCGAACTCTGATTTCTTATCAGTAGTAACCCCCGGTATGCTTATCAACAACGATTTAAAAGAGATAAGAGCGGCCGCAGATAGAATGGGGTTGAACCTAAACGATAATCATATAAAGGCTATAGATACATTTTCAAGGTTTCTACGTTCTGCAAAAACAGATATTGAAATAACTCCGGGCGGGCCTAAGCTCAATATGCAGAAAAGAATATATGATAGCTTAGTAAATTACAGTAACGTAATGGATAGCCTTAAGACACGGATGAAAAATATCGTTGATAGCAACGGAGACAGAGTTCTAACAGACGCAGAAGTAGCAGAAAATATGGCGAACTTGCATTTAACTCTTGCCCACGCTTCAGGTTTAGCCCCACTAGTAGCCCTACAAAACATGTCAGTAAAAGTAAGACCTAGTGACATGAAAAAGGGAATAACAGGAGCAAGTAAGTTAGAAGATGCTTACAGAGCTTTAGCACAAGAAGAACAAGTTTTTATAGGAATGGATACCCAGCTTAAAGTATTGACACAATCATTAGGTTCTAAGGGTATAAAACTTGATAGCAATGACCCTATTCAAAGTATGATTATGGTTCTTGAAAATCTTTCTGTTGAGGGTAGGAGAAAAATTGGTGACAAGAAACAACTATTAGATGCCAGAGTAGACGAGTTTATAAAAAACACAGATACTGTAGATGCTACAACTGTATCTGAACTTACAAAGTTAAGATTAGCCTCTGGAATTGACAGTCCTCAAACAGTCAAGGACAGAATGAATACGGCTGAAGAAGTTGCAGGATTATTAATGACTAGAATAGAAGAGAGAGCAATGAGCATACAGGCTTTCTCTACAAATATGAGTGTCACAGAATATGAAGCTGAAATACAAAAATTGTCTGGCGACCTTTTTAACACCATAAAAGGAATGCGATACGAAAGAGCAAGAGCAGGATATAAAGATTTAGAAAAGTATGAGGTTACCAATAATGTCCAAGTAAACTTAGGAAATTTAGTAGGTAAACTTTTTAGTCTGGACGATGAGTATAAGAATAAACCTATTGATTTTTATTTTACAGGTGGTAAAGAATTTTTTAGACAAGAGGGTGCGCTATTAAAAAAGACTCTTAATCTAATGGCTGTGCAAGGTTTACAGAGAGCAGGATATCAAGATATAGGTACAATGATAGAAACAACTAGAAAAAATAGTAGCTTCAATGGCACTACTCCTGCAGAGCTTGCACATTATATAGCAACGACAAAAGGTGAAGACCCATTCTCCCTTTTCGTAGCTCGTCCTAGTAAGGCAGAAGATTTACGTAGATACTTTGTTCAGAGAGCCATAAGAGCGAATGAGAACAAGGGAAATCTACGCACTGAAGTAGAGATAGATAAGGAGTTTATAAAAGCCATAGATGAGTCTATAGAGGCTGTTGATTCATCAGCCACTGTGTTTAATTTATTAACTTTATCTAGAGCGCACTATGCAAAAGAGATGGGAGACGCGTTCGAGCGAGGAACATATGGTGGTAATGTCGATAGAAATATACTTCGTTTTGAAACAGAGATAGACCCTGATGTAAAAGTGCTAGACCCAGAAACAGGATTACCTACAGGGGTGTCAAAAGAAGAGGTAAGTGATGCTATAAAAAAGGAAAGACCTATCTATCGTAACCCAAAAATGCGTCCTGATTATCCTTTTCAAAAAATGGCAAAGAGTTATAAACGTGTATTTGAAGGTAAGGGAGAAAATACGGAAGACGCTCTTGCAGAGTTACGGAATAGTATGCAGGAGTTGATGCCATACCTCGGTGCTAGAAGAGCATCTAATGGGGAGTTTGCTTTCGACTTAAGCGACGAAACACAATACCATGCTGCAAATACTTTTTCACAAATTCTTGAGTTGATGATTAAGCAACAGAGTGAGGACGTGTTATTCAGTTCTATAGGTAAGATAAGGGGTGTTGATTATAATTTTCCTGAAGCATCACTAGTACCCCCAGAGTTGCAAGCAAGAAGACCTAAGTCTAAAGTAACGGAGTTACAAAGATTAAAACTAGGTGAATACAATTTTGAAAGAGCTGCTGTATTTTCTAAAGCGCATAAAGAATTAAGAATCCCTGTCATAAATGAGAAGGGAGATTTTGAGTTAAGGTATGCACAAAATTCTGACCTTTCTGGTGAGTTTGCAAGTGTAGATGAGCTTTTAAAAACAAATGAAATGTATCAAGAAGGACTTGCAGATATAGTAGAACAGGGTAACGCGGTGGGTTCTGCTTTACGAACATCGGCTCAAACAGAACTAGATATTGAAGATAACGCACTTAAAAAGTTACTAGGTGCAATGGGACAGACAGCCAACAACCCAAGTGCATTTTTTGACACATATTTCTTAAATGCTGACCCCACTAGTATTATGAACCTTAAAAAACGTTTAGTTAATGAGGGATTAAATGCAGAGGAAGTAAACACATCTTTAGCTTTTATGTATTCCCGTGGTTTAATGGAAAAGGCAGGGCATAGATACATAAGAAATTCAGGAATGAACGATGCTCTTGAGGAACTTAGCGACGTAAATGTACTTATAGACCACACAAACGACCCTAAAAAGTTTTTAGTGATGGAGACAGTTCTGGGTAAAGAACACGCAGGACATATGAAAGATATCGCTAACTGGGCAAGCTTTGCTACTGGTGACGGACTTAACTTAAAAGGAACGGCAGATACAAAAGGTATGTCTATAGATAGCCTTATAGCTCGTGTATTTAACGTGGCTAGAGGTTTAGTCAGTGTCGAGTATGTTACTGCCGAAGTAGGTCTTAGGGTAATGCTTGGAAGAAATCAAAACTTAGTAAAAGCGTTACTTCAAGATAGAAGCATAGCTGGAGTGATAGGAAAAATTTTATCCAACCCAAAGGCTGTTGAAAAGAAAGATATAAAAATTTTAGGACAAAGACTTAAGGTTTACTTATTAGCAGGTGAGGGGGGAATATTAAGAACAGAGGGGGATGTTTTACCCGCTCTGAATCAACTCTTTGGAATAGATGTACCTACTATTTCAGAAAGAGGAATTATGGTACAGGAAGAAAAAGAACAAGAACTTCTAGAACAAGAGAGAGTGCAATGAAAATGAAGGGTAATCTAAAAGGTAATCAAACTAAATTAGATGCAAATAAGGATGGCAAAATTGGTAAAGAAGATTTTGCTATGCTAAGAAACAAAAAAGGAGCTAAGAAAATGGCAGGTGGCGGTATGATGAAACCAAAAATGGGTCACGGTGGCGAGATGAAGAAGATGGGTCACGGTGGCGAAATGAAGAAGATGGGCAAGGGCGGTAACATGATGAAGACCTACGCTTATGGTTCATCTGTACGTAAACCAATGGCAATGGGCGGTATGTCAGCACCTATGCAACCACGCACACAACAGGGCATGGGGATGCAGAATATGATGGGCGGTGGCATGATGAAGAAGATGCGCTACGGTGGTAGCATGAAGAAGAAGTCCTAGATACTTCCTGTTTGCACACACTTAAATCCGTACGTATGTGGTATGCCTGATGGAACTGCTAGATACATATCTATGCTCTCCATCATTTCGTAAGCTCTATCTACACACTGGGAGTATTCTGAGTAAGGTCCGTAAATATCCTGCCACTCAGTACACTTCACGTCTGAGGCTGGGAGCATGGCACATGCCATAATAAATGTTGTAAACATTATACATATCTTCCTGATTTGCTAAGAATATCATCTGCAGTTTCTTTCAAAAACCGTATTAGTGACGACACCTTAAACGTTCCATCATACTGAGGGAACTTGTTTTCCATTGTCCTAGCAAAATCGTCGGGATTAACCGCACTATACTCTAGCTCTACGTTTCCATCTGTATTTAATTTACAGGTAAAAGTAAACAGTTCTGCTTTAGGTTTTTTCGGCATTCTTATAAGCCTTTATAACGTCTGTAGAGAATAGTTTCTGCAGACTAACGAGATACATTTTAGACGCACTGTTGTCCCCGCCCGACACAGTGCGTTTTTCGTCTAGATTATCTATGATACGTTTCAACGAGGGAACATCAAATACCAATGTTGCGAACGTTTCATCCCCTATACAAAGATTGTGAAACCAGTAGTCTGATTCCGTGGCTGATATACCAGAGGGTTTGCCATAGGATTCGTATTCGATAGCTATGTTACCAGTACGCGCCCACATGTCACGCTCTGACTTCACTTCTATCTTCTTATCCTGCAACATGTTAGCGACACGCTTCTCTCGAACCTTGCCGTAACACAAGTCTATGTCAAACTTCTTTCTGTTGCTCACCGTCGGATGTAGACTCACTATCCTTCTCCTTTAAGTCCTGTATGAGTTTGTCCGTAAACGCACTCATAGCCATTCTTAATTGTGCTAGTTCTATGTTAGCATCGTTTACTTTCTTTTCCAATAGCCTAGCCTGAAGTAGAAAATATTTCTGTTGTTCTGTTAAGGAATCTACAGAGTATTCCTTATCGTTTATTTTTATTTTGTCTTCTTTTTCCATCTTTACCTCTGAATCTATGCTTGAAGAATACTATCAGGTTAATTACGGTATTAATACTAATAGCCATAATCATCCCGACTTCCCACCAGTTAGGTACGTAATCTATAATCATCCTGCATTCAAGTCCACAACTTCACACACTCCTGCAGTACAGGCTAACTCACGAGAACCTGAGGTGTTGTCCTCTTTCTCGAAGTCAGTAAGTTTCTCCCAGTCAATCTTAATATCTTTATGGGCTACTTGCCACTTCTCATACTCCTCAGAGTTTATGTCCTGATAGGGAGCTTGCTGATATGTATGGTCAGAGTGTGGCAGGAACGACACACCTGATGCAACGTCGAAGTTCTCATATACCCACGCACCTACTTCCATCCACTCATGCTCTTTCACTGTGATAGTGACACTAGGCTTGTGTTCGCACCAGTGTAGAGCGTATGTCTTCCATAGCTCCAACTGTTCTATTGCTGTAAGCTGAGTACGAGTTACTGCTCCGCGTGGTGACTTCATAGCAAAGCTGAACACAGTCACAGAATTAGGCTTCATCACATCAGGTTCGGCAGGAACACCCTGCTTCATCAAGAACTGAGTGAGCGGGTCTTTATTATCCCCACGCACCGTACGTATATAGTAGTCGTTGTGTCTAGCGTGAATACCGCTAGCCGCGTCCACTAGTTGAGACACAGTACCCGACGGCTTTACACAGGTAATGGCAACGCTCTGTGGGATTCCAAGCATCTGGGCATACTCTTTGTTTGTACGGACTGCTTCCTCTTTCATCTCCTGTAGCCACTTTGCGCTGTCTACGTTCTTTGATAAGACGGAGTGGTCCATAATACCAGTTAAGGATACTCCCAACAATCGTTCTTCTTCTGTGTTGTCCTTCCATATCTTCCTCAAGTATTTAAAATCAGTTAGTGTTGACTGTAGTGTGCCTAATATTGTTGCCAAACGAACCTTACGCTTCAAGCTCTGTAGGTCATCATTCTCACGTACGACCACCTCACTAAGGTTACAGAACTGATAAGGACGCAGAATAATTTCTGAGCATGGGTTAGTACCCCACATGTGTCCTGTCTCACGTCTGCCATTCTTCGCAACTTGTTTGTCGGCTGCATCACGGTTGAAGATACCGCGCTCACCAGACTTACTATCATACAGGGCTAGCCACTCACGCATGAACGTTCCTATCTCTGGCTTGCCTTTATATGCCACACTGTTGTTAGCTAGAGCGCGTTGTGGTTCGTTGTCCCACCACTGACCACTCTTAGCATGAGCCATCTGGTCATCATTCAAGTTTGACAAACTAATCAGGGCTGACCTGCGTACACCACCGACAACGACAACCTCACCTATCTTACACATGATGTCGTGACATTCGATAGGGTACAACTTCCTACCTCTAGCCTTACTGAACACCTCTACACAGAACCTGAACAGGTCTTCTAATGGCTGAGGTCCTGATGCTCTACCACCCATAATCTTCAGGCGAGAGCCTGCTTCTCTAACCTCAGACGTATCCCACACAGGAACTTCTCCTGCATAGAGTAATGCAATGAGTTCTTTCAAGGCTTTCGCCCACCCGGGTTTACTGTCTGCTACCTGTATCACAGTGTACGAGTTACTGAATGTGTCGCTTATCACTGGTAGTTTATCTACGTTCTCGCGTTCTACGCTGAAGCCTACTCCTGTTCCACACATAAGTATATAGCAACACTCATCAAAAGCACGAGGACTATCAACAGGAATATAAGAACAATTATATCCACAAATGTTATCACGAGCTAACGCTGTCCCTGCCGTCATCATAGCCCTCATAGAAGGCATGACATCTAAATTAAGAATACCTTCTAGTATATCGTTCCTGTCCTTCTGAGGCAACGTGAAGTTGTGTTTTGTGCTGGTATGCTCGTCCATAAAGTCAACGTAACGTTCTACTGTTTCGCCCCAGTTCTCTCTACGCTGACTATCATCTAGCCAACGAGCATAGCGGGACTTGTGTATAAACTGCTGATACGTTGTGGGTAACATGTTATTCATTGGGTTCTTTTCCTTCCAGTTGATTAATACGCATTTCTATATATCTTATTGCTTTCTTCAAATCTTGTATTTCATCCGTGTTTTCTTTTGTTCCTGCACGCATGATATACTTTATGACATTGCCCATCCAGAAGGACAACTCGTTCTTCATTATAAATGATACAGGCTCGAACTCATACTGTTCGTAGTGTTTAGGATTTTTAATAACATCAGACTGTGCATTTGCTTGTAGCTCAAGGTTTAGCTGTCTTCTCTTCATATAATCCTCGTGTTTTTCATATTGTAATTGTCTGTTCATTGTTCCTTACCAAAGTCTACTTTAATTATATTACCAGTTTTAGATAGCACTTTATCTACGGCTTCATCGACTTCATCATCGTCTAACTCTACCTGTATGTTTTCGACTGCAGCTAAAAACTTAGTTCGAGCTACCCCCGCGTCCCATATAGTCTCGAAGTTATTCTCCATAAGTTCTATAAGCCCTGAAAGTATAATCATACCCGCAGGTATCTCACTGTTCTTATCTCTTATATTTGTGTCGTATGCAGACATAGAAAAACTATCCGAATCATTATTGTTGAGAATAAGATAGTAACGTCCACTAAGCAAACTTGCAACCTCTAATTGTCTATCTATGTCATCTGTCATTTGAACCACTCCTCTGGTATAGCACCCTCTGCCCACTCGAACCCATTCTTTGTAGCCCACATGCCATACGTCGTACTACTGCCCTTGTAAATTTTATTTTTGGCATTTAAGAAAACTATACGGATATCTAAATCAGGGTGTTGTTGTTTCACAAGCAACATCTTTACTCTATCGCCCTTATCAAAACGACCCTTTGTTTCTACGTATATATCTTGATTTACAAGATAGAAGTCGGGTGTGTACACTCGTGGCTTTGGTATGTAGGAGAGCTTCTTCTTTTCATACTCAAATTTAATTTTTCTTTGTGATAAGTATTTTGCTACACCTATCTCGAACATAGACCTGTATTTTGTATTTCTCATTATTCTTGCAACGGATATCCCTGTTTCATTATGTTCAGCCTTTTTAAGAGATATTGTTCTACTTTTGGGGTATGTTTTTCTAAATAGTTTAGCTCGTCGTTTAATCGCAACGTCGGAAGACATATAGTTACTCCCATTCTAAGGTGATACATAATACATTGTGCTTCATTCTCTATCTTAATAATATCCCTAGCCTCTGTATCAGACACAAGATATCCCGTAGAAGAAAAATTATTCTTGAGTGTCAGTGGCAACGACCTCTGTGATTCTCGAACTTGCACGGTAGCAGGGTCGCCACCCCTAGCCTCGTGACTCTCCACAAAGACACACATCAACTGAGGGTTGAGGTGCATAGCCTTGAGAGGGTATGTCTCTGTGTAGAATACAGGCATTATACTTTCCTTGTTTCAACTTTTGTGTACCATACCATTGGTGGAAACTTAGCTTTGGAAGTTGCTTTAGGCAGGTACTCTGCTTTTTTCCAGCATATACTCTTAAATGAACAGAAGGTACACGTCTTAGGCATTATCTTGTTGCCCGTCTTTATTTTCTGTTTTGAGACGGTGTACGTCTCGTCTTCTGGTGTGAAGGGTATCTTGAACCCTTTGTCTTCTAACAAGCTCTGTACGCGTCTCTTAGCGTCAGCAATGTACTCTTTTCTTTCTTCCTCTTGGTCGTCAGGTGCTTCGACAAATGCCCACTCTCCTGAAGACTTATTTATGGCTATCCAACCACCAAACGGCATACCCTGTGCCTCTGCATACAGGAAACCTTGCATAATATATCCAAAGGGGTCGTCTTCTTTTATGACATCGTAGCCACCACGCGTGGCGAACTTGTTATCGTATGACCAAGGACTTGTGGACTTGATGTCCCAGACCTTATCCTTACCATCATTCATAATAAGGTCGAGAGTACCCTTGACTATCGTTCCGTCTATGTCGAGTTCACAAGCTCGTTGAGTATCCACAACTTTGACTTCGGCTGACTTTAAAACAAAAACGGCAACCGCTTCAACTAGGTCGCCTATCAGGAAACGCATGATGTCGTTATACCCCATGTCCTGCTTGTTACCCTGTTGTTCAAGTTTCTGTTGACACAACGGGCGACCAAGACCTGACATACGTATTCGGTAGCCTTCATCTCGCGATAATTGTTTTCTTAGTGACTCTTTACAGTCTTCCCCAAACTGTTCTATTAAATGCTCAAGACGAGAAAAGTCTATCTCCCCTCGTCCTGCGCGTTTTAGAAAGTCCTGTACTTCAAACAGGGCAAGCATTAGCCAAAGCGTTCAGCTAAATCTACTTCCTCATCTGAAGCTACCATCTTAAGAGCATCCCTATGCTCCTCTAGGATTTTCTGATTTGATGCAGAAACTCCATCATGGAAACTTTGTAGCAGTTCTTTCGACTCTACAGTAAACGGTATCTCTTTCACCAGTTCAGGTTGTGGTATCCAATAAGTCACACCACCGTTCGACATCCGTTTAGTCTTCAACTCTATGTAAGCAGTAGGTAACGGAATTTTGTTTCCTAGCTTATTATTTATAAAGTCGTTGATTGGTCTAAATCCTGAACGTTTAAAGTAAGCGATGAACGGCAAATCTTTCACAGAACATTTTTCACCAGATGCAGTCTTGCCATTAGGCATGTCTACCTTCCCATAAAGAATGACATTACACGTCACTGACTTACTCAACAGTAACTTCGGGTCGTCCTCTTGCAAAGCTTCTTCTTCCGTTCGTGATATTCGACCACACTTCATCGTACCACTCCTATCAGGGAACGCATCCGACATCTTCTTGCGTTGCACCGACTTACAGGAAAACGTCTGCTCTTCTGTGTCGAAAACCGAATACTCATACGTTCGCATCATCGGCACTATAAAGGCTGAGTCAGCGTATACCATCTCTGAACCATTGTATACTTTCCACGAGCCACGTTTTAGTGTGTGTCCGTCCTCAGTATCAGCATCATAGTTTATCCTTAGGGATGCAAGAGCGTCACTCTTCGATTCGGCTAGCCCATCCTGCCCTAACATAGCAATCAGGCTAGCCTTATCATCCCCCACATTCACATCAAATTCATTCACAGTTTCTATTTGTGTACCCATTTCTTTTCTCCTTGGGTTGTTACGGTAAAATTATTATACTTCCAAGACAGGTTGCAAGTCAAGCCAGTTAGTACCCATTTTCAGTTCAATGCCTATTGGCATATCATATTGCCTACCAAAACGACGTAATGTCTCCTGCGGTAAGGACAACATAGCTTCAGCCATGACATCAATGCATTCCTCTTCCTCACAGGGGTACACGTCAATAACTATAGAGTCGTGAACTGTATTGCAGATGACTGACTTCATGTCTCGTTTTTTCATATCGTGATAAAGTTTGACTAGAGCTATTGGTAGCAGGTCAGCAGTGGCAAACCCCTGTACAGGATAATTACAGATAGCAGTGCGATTGGTAGCAGTACCCCAGTCTGTCCACTTACTATCAGGAAATGCATACACTCTACCTGACGGTAGTGTGACTTCCTTCCTTATAACTGCGTCCCTCTGCAGTTGCTTGTGCCACTCAGTGACACCCTTATACTTTTCCTTGAAGGCTCTGTAGTATCTCTGTTGGCTGTCTGTTCCGCTAACTCCACCGTATAAAGGTTTGAAAGTATGGGCTTTTGCCTCTTGGCGGGTGCAGCCAATGATACTTGCAGTATAACTATGTACGTCCGTGCCTGCCTCTACATCCAGTTTTATGTTGTCATCGTTAGCTAGATATCCTGCTACTCTAAACTCCAACTGCGCGTAATCACCCTCTAGAATAGACCCGCCCTCGAACCTACTCTCTATCGCTTTGCGGATAGCGAACGTCGAACCCCGTGGCATATTCTGGAAGTTAGGGTTACGGCTAGACAGTCTGCCAGTAGCAGTAATACACTGCATGTACTCTGTGTGGATAAACCCCTTGTCGTCCACGTTGTTGAACATGCCCTCTACAAACGAACGCAGATAGGTTCGCAGGGCAGAGTACCGTATGTAGCTCTGTGCAAACTCCTGCGCTTCACCGCGCAGAGTAAGAGCCAAGTCCTCTAGTGTGGTCTTGTCAGTCTTGAATCCACCAGATGCAGTATCGAACACGTCCCGTGGTAACACTTTGAAACCTGCAACCTCGTTGAGATTCTTGTATCGGACACCCTTGCCCTCACACAGTTTACATATCCTAACTGCTTTGCCTAGCGTTCCGTCCTTACGCAGTGCTTTGTACCGTCCTGTGCCCCTACAGGCAGGACACTGTGAGCCTTCAGTCTTGTAGACTACATCTGTGTGTCGTATTACATGGTGCTTAAACTCTGTGCGTGTCATGCGCTTACGTAGCTTGGGCTTTTTAGTTGCACCCCGTATCTCGTGACCAAGGTTGAACAGAACTGCCCATTGTTTCTTATCCTTCACCCTACATGAGTAGAGGAGCATAGACCTGTCGTCAGGACTATCTAGATTGATAGGTGTATCTCCCATAGCATTACGTGCAAGTTCGTTGAGTCTACGTTCAAGGACGAACATCTCCTGCTCGTACTCTTCCTTAATCTGCATAAGTGTGTCTGTGTTTATCTTGATACCGTTCTGCTCTATGTGAGCCAGAACATCCGTCATCTCAAATGACAAGCGAAGTGTGGGTAACAGGTTCATTAAATATCTCCTCAAACGATGAGCCAAAGGCTTTGAGTTGTTCTAGGGCTACCTGTTCTGTAGCCAATACATCAGCAATACCGTACTCTACTATCGTGTCCCACGGTATGTCGTAAAAAGTTTTGCCTTCCTTGAAGTACGGGGAAATAAGGTCGACTTCCTTCTGCACTCCACCATACTTCTCTGCAACAGAAGCAAGCGACAAAGACCAACGTCTTGCCTTCGATAGAATATATTCCGAAACCATCGTATCATATACTTTACCCTCGTACTTAAAATTAGATTCACGTATCCACGATAGGTCGAACTTGATGTTGTGTCCTATCACAATATCAGCATGGTCTAACGCAGACTGAAACCTGCCGAACGCATCAGGGGTTGGTGGTTCGGTACTGTGATAATAACAGTCGTAAACAACGTCTTCCTCATGCAGCCACTTGTAACCTACCGCCACAAGCATGTTACCGAAATACGGTAGAGGGGTACTAGAACCGTTAGGTTTCTCCTTGTGGGTAGTTTCTACGTCGAAAGTAAGAACCTTAGTCATGCTCCCCCCCATGCCCCCTGCCTAGTCCACCAAAGTATTGTGGTCTACGTCTAGCAGTCTCGAACGTACCTACAGTAACAAAGATACCCGCAAGCAACAGAGCGTGTATGATAGCACTGATTCCAAAGACAAGCATAGAACCTACATACATACTGAATATAATACACCACATCCAAGCCAAGACTTGCATTATCATGTGCCTTGTATTCACATCAGGTATGTTACTGAGTGGGTTCTTCTCACTGTCCATAATGCTTTTGTATAATCTCAACATGAGCAAACTCCCTTCTTCAAAAGCTCTATAATAACTACGTATGCCCCACACGCAAACACAAACATAATCGCAAATCGCAATACGTTGTCCATGCTAGGGTCTTGCATCTCATCCTTGTTCATCCAGAAGGTTAGTATCTTCATAAGCATCAGTAGTATACTCCTGCGTTGATATCGATATGGCTTGTGAACATGCCGTGCCATCCATTTATCTTGTTCTTCGATATACAAATATGTCTAGCAGTGTTCTCCTCATCAGAGCCACCTGTCTTGCCAATACCGATGATGACATCTGCCTCACCTGCCTTACCCGTTCGTGAACCATCTAGCATGGCATAGTCAACAAATTGACGGTCATGGGCATCATAACTAGCCTGTGACACAGACCAGAGCAATAGTTTGTTACGCTTGGCTATCTCACGCGCAGTGACATACGTTTCCTTGAGACGCTCGTCGCCCCTGTTGAACTCTCCACCTATCCTAAACTTGTCCAACTGGTCACAGAACATCACGTCAGGCTCATTCAGTTGAGCATAGTTGTCAAGCTCTTCCATCGATGTACCCACAGAGTCCATGATTACAAGGAACGGTTCTATCTGCTCCTTGTAAACAGGATGCAGAGTGTACATCTCCTCACTCATCTGCTGATTAGTCTTGGCAAAAAACGACTGTATAATGCGTAGCTTTATCTTATGTGCAGGCTCTTCGTTAGCCCAGTAGACAACACGCTTACGTTGTCTGATGTAGCTAGATGCAAGGAAGGCACAGAACGTAGTCTTGCCTACCTCTGGTCTGGCAAAGATAATACCTAAATTACCCCTATCCATGCCTGCTAGCTTATCATTCATCAAGTCCCACTCGAAGGGAAAGTCAGGGTCAGATACCGACTCCTTTATCAAGTCTGCAAAGTCTGTCGTTACCTCTGTGTAGGTAGTCTTGTCTGACATCCTACCATCCTCAACCATGTCGATAAGCGTCTTGAGTTCGCCAAAGTGTTCTGACTCACCAGTGAAGATAGCTATTGCCTTCTCGCCTATCTGCCTAGCCTTGTCTCGAACCCAGAAGTTTTTGACCACATCCATCTCTAACTGCATGTCGTTTGACATACCGATAGGCAGACTGTCTATCACCTCGTATATTTCTGTAATTGCACTTGTTGGCATGGCAGGATTGCGGTCATATATCACTGCTGATATCTGACGAGGATGCATGTCCTGTCCGTACTTCTTATGTGCGTAAGTTATTGCGTCAAATATTGTTATGTCTCTACCAGTAAACATGTCCTTGGTGACTATGTTCTTGACCTTCTGATAGAACTCATGATTAAGAAGGTATCCTAATACCTGTTTCTCAATCGTAACCTGCGAGTATTCTTTCTCTTGTTTCATCTCTCATGTCCTTTAAGTCCTGATTTAAAATCATCATCTTTGTCGTTACGACATCTTGTAATTTAATTACAATTTCTAGTGCTTTCTTTGTAGCATCCTTATCTAGGGCTACGTAAAGTTTTTTATATCTGCGTAGGATTGGTATGTATGTTTCAAGTAAGTTTGTGCCTAAAAGTGCGACCCCAGAATAATTGCTCGATACACTACAAGCACTAGCACAATCTTCAACAATAATTCCCACGCGTGAACTACCACATATGAATGGGTAACCAGAATTTCCATATCTCCACCACTTCGGTTTCTCATTTGTTAAACTTCTGCCCACTGCATCTACAATCCTATGTCCGTCGAAAATCAGGTAGACCACACGATTACGTTTGAAGTCAAACCGCAGGTCTACCCGACCTTCACGAAAGGAGTTCAGAGCATGGACACTCTTGATATAACTAATGGCTTCTTCACTACGAGATATTGGAACGAACGTATCAGGCTCTTCAAAGACAAGGCTCTGGTCTACCGCCTTTACCCTGCGGGGTAAGAATGATTCGTGAGCATTATCCTTTGTTAACCTCAAGTCTGTTCGACCACGCGTCCTACAGTCAACATGGAAACAGTTGTACAGTCGTTGTCCGTTCTTCTCTGTAACACTGAACGTGTTCTTCCTTGAACATACAGGACAGTCCAACCGCATACTACCATTCGGCTGCAGTGGCAAATCTATCACATAATTATGAATCCAGTTAGTCATAGTATAAGACGTACAGGTTACACAAAAACCTGTCAAGAAATCTTTTCGCTTGACGAATACTTTTTCTGTATCTATAATCGCGTATACCCTGCAGGGCAAACCCCCACGAGGACAATCATGCCAAGACCAAACAAAATAGAAGAAGACACCAAGTCATACAATCTACTTATGACACAAGACCAATGGGACAAACTATCCCACATGGCTGCTGAATTTCAGAAGACAAGCATAGAACAGGTAAGTGTTGCTGACCTGATACGGGAGTCAATAGATGCTTACATAGATGTGTATGAGGAAGACAAATGACAAAACGTGAAACTAAGACCGAAGTGAGACAAAGAGCCTACGATAAGCAATGGGAAGTCGTGGCAAAGATATCAACGGTCAGGGCGGGACTGACAAACAAGGAACGTGTCAAGAATGGGACGGCAGTCGACCTTCGAGCGTGGATTACAATCCATGTGACAAACTCCAGACGCAAGGCAAAAAACTGGCTTGACACTAACCATGATAAGGTAGTACTGTTAGGAATACCATACGAGGTTTCTCGCGTATCTTGATATGGTTGTTTCCTTTCCTTAAAGGGGGTTATCTTCGGATAGCCCCTTTTTTGTTTGACAGGCGTATTTATTATCTGTATATGTTACTGTATGAAAGGAGAACAACATGATTAAGAGAATACATGTTAATCAACACGTCATTCGCTCGAACAAGAAGAATGATGAACGCGACCCTGTTATTACAGTTAAGGCGGGTAAGCAGAATATCTACTGCGATAGAGTAGTAGTAGATGGTTTGACTGAAGTAGTCTATAGCCCAGATAAGCCACTATCATGTGGTGCTAAAGTCTGGATAGAGACTAGTGATGTTGTAGAGTGTTGGGATAGAGTTACTGACGATACTCTTACCAATGATGAGGAATTCAATAACAGAAGAGTGCTACCATGAGTCACCTAATAAATGATGAGTTGAAAGAGCGTTTGTACGAGGACGCATTAGAAGAAGTAGGGGATGCATTCCCTAGGGTGTCTGAAGAGATACAGGATGAGATAGCTATTCTTGTAGCAAAGGATAGGTGGCATAACATAGATGGAGAACAGTCTGGTTATAGTCCTACACCTAGAACATACTACGATACTAACAAGATAGATGAGTTGTTCAAGTGGATACATAAGTCTCCGTTCATCTACAAATACAACATAGACATGTACGGTAAAATTACACTCACGTTCGACCCAAGGAAAGGAGAATAAGATTATGACTAATCATATAGAAGACATCATGGAAAAGCGAGAGAAGTGGTTTCGGGAATACTATGGACAACTTGAGGGATATACTATATCTACGTTCGACGGTATGAAGGATACTGATGGCGTAGGTGAGGATGGATTTGCTAGCTTCGTGCTACACAAAGCGGGACACCCAACCTTGCGTGTAGAAGTGTCTAAGGATGAAGAAGGCAATGGTGGTGGTTTTATGTTCATATCAGAATATAAAAGTAATGTACTCTTAATGGAAGAGGGAGATAGTAATGCGAGTTCTTAGTTTGTTTGATGGTATGGGTTGCACCCGCATCGCTCTATCTAGAGCGGGTGTTCCTGTGACAAAATACTACGCAAGTGAGATAGATAAGTATGCTATCCAAGTAGCACAAGCGAACTATCCTGACATAGAACAACTTGGGGATGTAACCAACATTCTCAAACGTTCGCATCTTCACAATGAACCTATCGATTTACTTGTTGGGGGTTCACCATGCCAAGGGTTTAGCTTTGCGGGTAAGCAACTAAACTTTGACGACCCACGCAGTAAGTTGTTCTGGGAGTACGTCAACATATTGCGTATTGTAAAACCCAAGTATTTCCTGCTTGAGAACGTCAAGATGAAACAACAGTATCAGGACATAATATCTGACGCACTTGGAGTAAAGCCAATAGAGATAAATAGCTCTCTTGTGTCGCCTCAGTGTCGCAAACGTCTGTATTGGACGAACATTCCAGACGTAACACAACCTAAAGATAAGGGTTTAGTTCTTCGCGATATCATAGAGAATGGATTTGTAGACAGAGACAAAGCACACTGTCTCGACGCGAACTATTGGAAGGGTGGCAATCTCAAGTCGTACTTCCAGAAACACAGACGACAACTTGTATTTAGTGATGACGGTTTGTGTCACGTTGGCGACGCAGACTTAAACGGACATGACATACTCAAACGTGTTTACCACATCGATGGCAAATCGCCCACGCTAACAACAATGCAGGGTGGTAATCGCGAACCCAAGATACTCTGTGGTGCATGGCGAGGACGCTACGTTGTTGACGGTGTGAGACAAGACCACAAACAAGCGACAAGAGGGCTGACAAAACAACGACTCGAAGTAAGACTTGACGAGAAGACAAACGCGCTAACGACAGTGCAGAAAGACAACGTCGCGGTAAGCCTAGACGCGCTACGTTGGCGCAAGCTTACTCCGCTAGAGTGCGAACGCTTGCAGACTGTTCCTGATAACTACACCAATCACGTTTCTAATACTCAACGCTATAAAATGTTGGGTAATGGTTTCACTGTTGACGTTATCGCACATATAATTAAGAGCTTGACAAAAACCTGACGCTATCTTTTACTATCTAGCGAAAGGAGACATTAACTATGTCAGTAGATAACATCTTAAAAATATATAATCTATCAACACCCGCAGAACGTCGCTATGGTGTGACATGGTACGCGAATGCTTATTCGGATTGCGAACGCATCGCGAACTTGTTTGGCTTACCTGTCAATGTCGTGGCGGGTGTTGTATCGGCACTCTCACCAAATAACAAATGGGAACGTAACATCGAGAATGCACACGTAATGTGCGAGGCTTTTATAGATGGTGACGAGATAACCAGTTTTCCCGTGTCAACTTATAACGCGATGAAGGAGAAGGCATGGCAAATACTCAACGCAACTTTTGTTAATGACGACGGAACAACGCATGGTCTTGACCATGAAATTGAAAAGATACTTAACGGTCAAAAAATCAAATCGTTTTTCCAATGCATTCTGGGATATGATACGTGTTGCGTCGATGGTCACGCTTTGGGCATCTATGAAGGACGACGTTTTCCGCTCACCAGTCCAAGTAACTATATCAATAAAGCAAAGTATATAGAGATTCAGAACGCGTATCAGAACGCGGGCGCACTTACCACATACCGAAAAAAGAGTTTGCGCGCTTACGAGATGCAAGCTATAACTTGGGTAACGTGGAAAAGACTTCACGATATCTAGAATAGTAAATGAAAGGAAACAATACTATGAAAGGATATAAAACTAAGAAATGCTGTATTTGCGGGTATAAGATAACTCCGCAGATTGATTTTGCGGGTCGCCCGTATTGGTTCGACGGACACAATGCCCAACCCGTGAAGAATGGCAGATGTTGCGATACTTGCAACGAATTAGAAGTAATACCCGCTCGTATCATGCGGTTATTTTCCCCTAAAAAACTAGCATAGGAAAGGAAACAAAATGTTAGATATAGTAGAAAACAGT